GAATGGCGTCCATGCGGCTCTTGACCAGCGAGTGCATCACTTCATTTTTGCCCTTAAGCAATCTCAGCTGCGAATCCTTGACGCCTTCGGGCTGACCCATTAAGCCTTGGGCAATGGTATCAGCCGCCTGCATCATGTCCTGCGGCTGCACCGGCGTGTTAGGACCCATGTTGGACAGGTACTGGTCGACCGGACCTTGCGCCGGACCAGCGCCACCCTGACTAGGATCGCCGCCGCCACCACCGCCACCGCCACCGGCAGCAGGATTGCCGCCACCAGGGCCTGACGTCTGTGGAGCGCCGCCGGGGCCAGGGGTGACCATGCCCTTGGCCATCTGCTGGGCAAAGCCAGACTGCTGCATCTCTTCTTCGGTCTTGGCTTGCTCCTCGGCCTGGAACTTGGCTTCCTCCGCCTGCCGACGCTGTTCTTCCTTCCAGTCGATACCGAGCGGCGTAAGCCCGGTCGTGCCGGAGATCTGCTGCCCCATCATCAACTGCAAACGAGCCATGGTCTGGCTCATGTCGTCAGCGATAGTCACACGCTTGAGCTTGGGATCGATGATTTCCCAGCTCATGATTTGGCTGATCTGCCGGACGAACCATCGCAACATGGCGTTGGCATCAAATACCATGTGACCGTTGGTCGCCTCAAACAGACGCAAGGCAGGCGGAGCTGCTTGCAGCTGCAGAGTACCCTTGTAGATGTCCACGGGTATGTTGCTGGCTGTCAGCAACTCTTCGTTGCCCTGATCCAACAAGTCACGGGGAGCCAGCTTGCTGGCATCACCGCCGATAAACTGAGCATCGACCGCAAACTGCTCATGATGTCGGCACCACCGAACGACATGAGCGGGTCCTGTGCTTGTCCGCTGCCGGACGACATGCCGCCACCACGTGGCATGGGCGTGAGCAGTCGAAACGGCATGACGTAGTCCAAGGCGATGGCCTCGTTGTACCGACGCAGCACCTGAACGTAGTAGATCTGACGAAAGTTGGTCAACGTGCGTGGAATGCCCCAGCCGCGATTACGCACGCCGCCCAGCGTCGGCTCCTTCATGTGATACAAGGCATCAGGATTGAAGCGAAACAGCCGTCCGTTGCGAATAGCGTCCATCAACGGCTGGCTGACACGCTCCAGATGAAACAGATGACCCCGGCGAACCTGGGCCTTGTAGTCTTCGGGAATTCGCCACAAATAAGCCGTCTCGTCGGTGTAGTAGTCGTGCAGGATCTCAATCTCGTGGGGGCTCCAGTGCTTAATGCGGAGCTTACGTTCCTCGTTATCCGGCTTGTCGTCCACCCGCCAGCGCCCGCGAAAACCTGAACCGACCTTGCAAGTCGGGCAGCTGGCCACGAAGTGCATGTCATCCCAGGTGAAGTTGAACGCCGAATTGGAGTAGACCTGACTCAGCGGATAAGAACTACCGCACTTGGGACATCTGAGAAAGCGCTTGAAGGGAGAGATGATGCTGATCATCGAATTACCGTAACATAACCTGTTACGCAGCGCATTTTGTATTTCCGTGGTAATACCGATCGTCTCGGTCATGAACTGCTTCCACTTGTCCTTCTCGTCATCGCCTGCCTCGTCACCGCTGATTTCAACGTCGGTGATGAAATAAGAGACCAGCCGTTCCATTGCCGAACGGTACGTGCCCTGACTCAACCACAGATATTCCGCCCAGTAAAGAGCGCTCTTAAGACTCTGCGGCATTGCCATTGAAGCAATGTCCAGAAATGGATTGGGGAAATGGTTGTTCCACAACCCCCCTCCGCCGCCTTGTGAACGCATCATGCCCATGGTCTCATCCTTGAGAACGAACTACGGACCGCCTGTCCGCTACCCGCAATCACCCGTTCTTAATCTTGTCGACAACAGCATCAGCGACGCGATCGGCGGCGTTGTTCGGCTTGTCCGGCCTCGGCGGGCAGCGGCCACTGTCGCAACCCTGCTTGATCGCGGGCTTGCTGGCCTGCTTGACTTGCTGTTCTTCGGGAACGATGCCTTGCTTTTCCATCATGACATTCTCCTAAACGGGTTGTTCAAAACCACCGGACTGTTCGGCCTGGTGACTTTCCCCCTGCATATCTTCGGGGATTACCAGGACAATGAAGTCCAACTGTCCCATGTTAAACGCCATCCCCATGGAAGCCGCTGTGTACTGCTCGACCTTTGTGTCCCCGCCCTCTTGTGCCGGCGGCCTGACGATCCGAACGGAGATGATTTCATCAGGGGCGGCCGGCGGCACATACATGTCGCCGCCATCGTAGCGGCAGTCGTAAACCAGCACCAGACAGCCAGTGCCGGCAATAGCGTCGTGATACCGCGTCTGCATGGTGCCTTTGGCCCCCAGGCCGAACACAACGCGAATCTGCGGCCGCTGAGGCGTAGTCTTGAGAAAACCAACCTGGAGGGACGAGAGAGTATCCTGCACGCTGCTGGCGACAGGATGGCGTCCAGTCATATGCTGAGCTGGCGCTGGCGCTTGTCGCGGTGCCGGACGGTCGGCCGCTCGCCTCGGCGGCGGAGCCGGTTCGGGTGCAGGCTCCTCGTACACGGGCTCGGGCTCAGGCTCTTCGTAGATCGGCTCAAGAGGCTCAGCCAGGTCATCCTGTGGTTGCTCCTCAGCGAACTGTTCTTCGATCGGCTGCTCGTCAACTTCCTCGACAGGTGCGCTGGCAGGATCGACAGCATGCACCCCGCCGTTTTGCAAATGCTTGAACATGCTGGTCAGCATGGCCATGGCCTGGGCATTGCTCATTTGCACGGTCTGATCCGTTTTCGCCGGCGCAGCCGGCTTTCGAAGCGGCTGGCGGCGTGGTGAAGAAGTCGGCATGACGGAAGCTTCCTTGACTTGAGGTTGAACCAGATCATCAACAGGCTGGGAGATTTGCGAGGCAGTCGGGGAACGTCGCTGCAGCGGCGTAACGTGGCGACCGTTGCTTCGGCGGCCACTGCGTGATGTCGGATTGTGAGCGTTGATTTCGGCTTCGGCCACCACCACAGCCATGTCAGGATCAGCGCCAGCGCCGTGCTGAGACAGAATCTGGAACGCAGCGAAGGCATTCTGCTGCGATTCGACGTCCTCGCGACCTCCACCGACCCGGCCCACGCGGGATAACGCTGACTCGATGTTTGCGTTGATGAATTTGGCCGGGTCGACCGCAATGCCGCCTCCAGAATTAGGTTTGTCGGGGTCGATGGTGAATACCCCGGCACGGTTGGGATCAAATCCCATACTGGTGCCGTCGATGTTGGCTCTCGGGATCATCACCGCAGCCCCCACTGAGCTGCCGCCCATCTCGTGCATTTCCTTGGAGTCCGGTGAATGATACCGCCTGGGGTCCGGTGTGTAGACGCGCAACGGCTTGTCGTCGCCGGTGGTCTTCCACCATTTATTGATCTCTCCGCTCATGCGGTGTTCCTTATACCCGAATACAAATTAACTTTTGCGCACGACTGACAAATTCGATTCTAACGGGCCTGATAGCTAAAGAAAAGGTCATCCAGATGGATGGCCTTTCCTGGCAGGAGTAATCCTGCCGGAATTTGAATGTTATCGCCGAGCGCCGTTGCGACGTCTCGGACGCTTGTTATCTGGTTTAATTCTTGGATCGTCGATCCTGGCGTCCAACTCGACGCCGTACATCATCTCGTGCCGCAGATCATTCCAGCGGTTTATCCCGATCGGGTCCAGCCGGCATAACGTCCGGGCATGGTTCATCCGTCCCACCAGCCGGCCGAAATCCCAGCTCAAGCCCACGGGTTTGAGCTTGGATGCCGCCCGACTGATAATATGAAACGGCAGAAGCACCTGATCGTCAAGTAAAATCGCCTGGTTGGCGAACCATTCCATCTGCATTACCTCCAGCCATCGGCTGTCCTGAAAAATCTCCAGAAGGTTGTTCCAGCAATTCTGTAAAGGTTGACGGCCCCACCATTCCAAATAGGAAGCCGGCTGCTGCAGCCACTGGAGCAACAAGTCACCCGGCTTTAATGTGTCTCCCGGTTGAAGCCTC